GAGGTCTGGGTATCCGCCATGGTCTTGGCAGTAGACGCGGCCTGCTGCGCCTGGGCCATGGCGACCTGCTGCGCCTCCTGCGCAGCGCGTCCCTTGCGGATGTTGGTGACGGTGGCGAGGTCGTTAATCAACTGCGGCGGGACACCGACCATGTCCGCATAGGAGTCGATGGCTTCGTCGGTGTTCAGCTTGTCCAGCGCATCGGCGCGGGAGTTGCCCACGCTGCCGACGAAACCGACCAGCCGCTCCACCGCGACCACACCCTGCAGCTTCATCGCCTGGGCCATGATGCTGATGTAATCGATGACCAGCGGCATGTCCATCAGTTCAGGCGGCGGGATGGGCAGCAGGCCTGTGCGCTCCATGATCGCGTAGGTGCGCTTGACGATGGGGTCGAGCATCTCATCGTTGAGCCGCTCCAGCACCGGACCCATAGCCATCATCTTCTCCTGCTGGCGCGCCTGGATCTCCGTAGCGGTGACGTTGCCGCGCTGGATCTGGTCGATCATCAGGAACAAGTCCTCGAACAGTCCCTTGCGCACCCGCGCCTCGACCTGCTGGATGCTCATGCCCAGGTGCTGCAGGTTCGGGTTGGGCACGTAGTTCGGCTCGATCTTGCCAGCCGTCGCGCTGTCAGGTACGAAGGTGAACTCGCCAGCCAGGGTGCCGACATACTCGTTGCGCATCCCCACCGGCACGTTACGCGGCGGCTGCACCAGCATGTCGAGAAGCTGCAGTCCGCGCTTCTCCTGGGTCTGCAGTTGCATCACGTCGCCCAGGATGTCCATCCCGGGGCACACGCCGTAGGTATCCTCGCCGGTAACCTGCCAGCGCGGGGCCATGACAGCGAACTCATGCAGCCCACGCAGCGAGAGCAGCTTGCCCAGGTTGTTGCCCTGCTCGTAGTAGATGCTGCGGTAGGGCAGGTAGCGTGACTCCAGCTTGCTGGGATCCGCTTCGGGGTTCTCCTCCACGACATGCACGACCTTCACGTCGTTGTCGAACTGCCGCATCCTGAAGTTGTCCTGCACAGGCGCGCTGCACGCCTCCAGCCCGAACTTGTGGACAAGCTGGGCGACGGTCAGCGTGAAGTCGCGGTAGCATCCGTTGACGTTGCCACGGTGCCCGGTGCTGAGAACGTAGCTGCCGATGGGGAAGTGGTAGCAGCGGATGACATCGTCATCGTCCTCCATCAGCGCGAAGGCTGACGTGCCGTAGACCAGCAGGTCCGCGTAGACCAGCGGCAGCGTGGTGTAGAGGTTCGACTTCAGGAAGGTCTCGACCATCAGGGTCTTCACCTGATCGAGCCAGATCTTCACGGCTTGCTGCTTGTTCAGTTCGTTGTGCGCGGTGCGCAGCAGGAACCAGGGGCGCGACGGCGAGGTCACGCCAGACATGAAGCCAGCCTGCGCAGTGCGCAGAGCCAGGGTGGCGCAGTTGTTGATGATCTTGGTGTTCCGCTTCGCTCCGGTCTGGTTCTTCTCCGTGCTGAAAAAGCGCGCACTGCGCGGCACGATGAACTGGTTGAGTTGCTGCCAGTGTGGGATGAAGCTGCTGCGGTCCTGGATCAGGTTGTTGCGCCTGCGCTGGCAGTACTGGTAGATGCTCTCTCCCGTGGTCTTGTCCAGGTAGTCGTTGGTGGTCACAGCCTCGCGCACCACGGGTGCGTTGTTCTTGGCGGCTGCGGTGGTCGCGGGTGACATGCTACTGACCCAGCGCAGTCTTGATGCCGATGCCGGTGGGGGCAGCCGCGCCGATGCCGCCACCCAGGATGGTGGAGTTCAAGCCGCCATTGCCCAGCCCCATGCCTTTGCCTGCAGCGGCACGGCGTTTGCGGTCGTCGTCCAGCGCGGCCAGGACGGCAGGATCCTGTGCGGTCGGTAGCGGCACAGGCTTGACGGGATCAGGAATAGACGGTCCACCAAAGCACATCAGGAGCCTCCCTTCTTTCGCCGCGCCTCAAGCACAGCGTTCTCGCGATTGTGGATTGCTTCAGCGGCTTTGTCCGCGTCGGTGGGATTGCTGTACTTGCCCAGATGCTCACCGGTCTTCAGGTAGTGGCCCCAGGCTTCGCGTGGGTTGTGCTGCTTGCCGTCGTAGATGGTGGGGATCAGCACTTCCTTGCCGTCCTGGTTGAACGACACGCTGTATTCGCTGCCCACCTGCCCACCGGGCATGTCGATCAGCGGTCTGCCCACCAGCTTGATGTTCCCCGGTTCGACCAGCCCCCGACTCACGTCCTTGGGGTCCACGTCCATCGTGGTCTTGTAGGTGGCAGGTGCGGTGGACAGCACCGATGCCTGGGCCGATGCCTCTGCCGCTGACGGTCCAGCAGGCGCAGTGGCGGGAGTGCCAGGAGTCATACCCGTACACATGGTCAGCCCTCCAGCGGGTTGTAGTCGAGCGTCTTGCGCCGAGCAGGTTGCTGCTGGCGGAAGGCCTGGACAGCGTTGGGCCGGGGTGCCACAGGGTAGGCGAAGGTCAGCCCCACAGCATCGGCACGGTCGGGGGATCGCCCGATCTCAGCCTTGATCTCATCCTTGTCGCAGATGCGGAACTTGTCGCCCTGGAACGTGTAGGTGATCGCGCACAGTTCCTCCTTTAGGAACGCGTCGTTCGGCAGCGCGCCACCGCTGACCACCCAGTCATGCAGGTCGAACATCATCTCGCTGCGCTTGTTGAAGTAGCGCGCATCGGTGGCCTTGCCGCTGAAGTAGACCTCGATGCAGTCGTGGTTCAGCGCACGCACCTTGTCGATCACGCCCACACCGTAGCCGCCGGTCGCATCGACGAACACAGCCTCTGCGCCCTCGATGCGCGTCTTGAACGCAATCACCTGTGCAGCCACAAGCTGGGTGTCGGGGATGTGCATGGGCTTGAGCGGGAACACCTGCTTGCCCTGCCGGTGTGCAATCACGCTGTCGTCGCCGCCCTGCCGTGCCACATCGACGCCCAGGATCCTGGCTGCATGGTTGATGTCCTGGTCTGTGTAAACACGCTGCATCGCAGCTTCGACCTCTTCATCGCTGAAGAGTGCGTTCACGTCCGCGCTGGGGAACTGGCCCAGGACGCGCACCTTGACGAAGTCACTGTCGATCCCGTAGTCCTCGATCCAGGCCTGAAGCTGCGCCTTGTTGGTCATGCGCGCAGTGCGGCTGTCGATCTGCCGCTTCTTCCAACGCTTGGAGAACCTGCCGAAGCAGTCCTTGAATCGACCCTTCGCCCGGGTCGGGTTGCCGAAGCAGACCCAGATGATCTCCGTGTCGCTGTCGGTCATCGCGCCTTCAGCCACTTCCCAGATGGTATCGGGGATGGCGGACGCTTCGTCGAACACCAGCAGCACGCGCTTGCCCTTGTTGTGCAGACCTGCGAAAGCCTCGCTGTTCTTCTCGCTCCACGGGATCATGTCCACGCGCCACGTCATCTCATGCCCAGCCTGCACGCTGTGGATGCTGGTGGCTTCGAGCTTGAACCAGTACTTGCACAGCAGCAGGCGGAACCACTTGCTCAGTTCCGCCCAGGTCTTGGTCTTCAACTGCGATTCGGTGTTCGCGGTAACGATGCCCTTGGTGTCGGCCTTGGTGCAGATCGCCCAGAGGATGATCCACGACACCAGGGCGGACTTGCCGATGCCATGACCCGATGCGGTGGCGATCTGGATGGCTTCATCAATGGTCACCAGACCATCGCGCAGATCGCCGAGAACAGCCTCCTGCCACGCGTCAGGACCGTCGAAGCCCTGTAGCTCACCCTTACCCCACGGGAATGCCACACGCACGAACTTCAGTGGGTCCACACTGCATTCACCCATCAACGTGAAGAGTCGCGACTCCAATGCATCGTTGGAGAGGATCTCAGCCACGGGCTGCATCACTTGCTCTTCTTGGCGCGAGCCTCAGCTTCCGCGAGCCGGGAGGCGAGGTCGGTGTTCACATTCACGTCCGCCTTGATCTGCTGCGGCATCAGCTTCGCCACCAGGGAGAGGAACGCGTTCGGCTGCTGCTTGGATCGCTGGATCAGGTAGGCAGTGCCCCCGTCATACTTCTCCAGCAGCTTGGCGGGAGATGCACCCTTGGCCTCGAGGATGCTGCACTCCAGCGCATCCTTCACCATGTCCGCGACCTCGCGGCTCACCTTGTTCAAGCAGCCCTTCGGTCGCCCAGGTCCAGGCTTGCCGTTCACTGCCGCAGCGGCTGCACCACTCAGCGGCTTGCCGGTGTTAGGACCAAGCGGAGCGTCAGCCTTTTTGTCGCTTTTCAAAAGCGATGACTTCGGCGCTGTCGGCTTCCTGCTGGTCACGGTTGGATCTCCAACCGGAAGTGTAAGGGTCAAGGGACACGGAGGTCGTATGTAAACGTCCAGTTGCGGGTGCTTCACCCTGCTTGTCACCCGCAAAGCTGCTGCTGGTGCGGGCCAGAACAAATATGCTTCAGCACTGCTTCAATGGGGTGCGAATGGGTGAAGCGACGGGAAAACCACGCCTGTGCTTGCTTCAGGATGCTTCACGCTTCATGCTTCATTCTTTTTCTTTTTTTAATAGAAGAAGAAGAAGAAGAAGAAGAAGAATTAAAGTATAGCAATTTGAAATATGGTGAAGCAGTGAAGCATGTGCAAGTGCCCTGAAGTCAGATGCTTTTTTGCTTCATGCTTCACCTGAGGGGTGAAGCAGCCCTCTTCCAGGCATCTGTGGGGCTGCACTGGTAAACAGCTTGCTCGTCCCCCGCGTTCAGCCTTACATTGGGGGTCTACCCAATTTGGAGGCACCCCATGAAACGCGGCAGGCCCTACAACCTCTACGAGGTGGTCATCGACCACCCTGACAAGCTGGCGGCTACCACCCACATCGCTGTCGGGGTTGCTGAGGTGGCCGCGCTCGTGGGGCGCACCACCTCAACAATGAAGAAAGCCCTCGGCTATGGCTATGGCACATACAAGCGCAAGGAAAAATCCGGAACCATTATCAGAGTGAGGCGCATCGATGCCAAGTAGCCTCACCCTCACTTACGCACAGCAACGTCTGACTGCATCTGGGCTTGGGCATCTCACGCCACTGGAATTGAGCCTGGACATCCTCG